ATTTTATAAATATATTATTGAAAGGAGGAATCTTTATGCAGATTCCGATAACCGAAAATATCACGTCGGTGGTTAATTCAAATATTGGTATGAAACGTTACTTAGAATCTCTACCAGTAAAGAAACCACAGACACCTAGATCATGGTGGGCCGATGGCAAACACGGCAATCCATATCTAACACCTGAGGACGCTAAGAAGAAATGGCTAACCATCTTAGCAACTTTACAGGACAAAGGTCCCGAATTGAAGAATATATACGATTTCGACACTTCTTGGCTAGAGAAGTGGGGACCGCAGGGTGGTCATCCAGCTATTGATGTTTGGATGCCTCTGATCGAAGAATCTTTCTCCGATCTGCCGCAACCTCCAGCTTTTGAAACTCCTGAATGGCAGGAAGCGATAAATTCGTGGACAGCTATTCTCAGAAGCAGCGGTATGGGGGAACTCTATCCTAGGTCGTACGATCGAGTAATTCTAGACTTGGCTACAAGAGATAGGTTACTCACGAACTCCGGGTTCCCAGCGTTTGGAAAACGTTCTAAACCGGAGGTACGTAGTGAAGCAATACGTCACGCTAAATCTGGAGAATGGAAGAATTTTCCAGCAATAGTATTGTTTCGTTATTACAATGGGAAGCTTAGATTCGTCTGGATGTTCCCTTACGCTACTAATTTAGTGGAAGGATCCTGGACCCAGCCGATTCAAGCCGCAGCGATGAATTCCAAATTGGCTACAACTTTCTTCTCCCCATGGAAGGGATTTGATGCTGTTAGGGATCGCATCACGTGGGCATACGACAATGGCTATCAAATAGCAGCTTCGGACTTCTCCTCCACAGACATGCATTTCCGCGCATGCACGAGTTCCCAAGTCTTTGAAGTCTTAAAGCAGCTTTTCGCTCTTGGGGTTAACACTGATGATCTCAAAGAGTCCATTGAACATATGCAACAAATTCCTTTGCTAGTAGGAACTGATATCATGTTAGGAGGCGAGCACGGTGTTGCATCGGGCTCAGCGTGGACTAATCAGATCGAGACGATCTTTGATGGTATACTTAGCCAGTATATGGATGCAAAGACACGTCATCACGTGCAGGGGCTGTACGCGATTGGAGATGATATGACATGGGTTTCCAAAGCGTTTCCGAAAGACTTTGCTACCCAGCTTGAGGACATAGGGCAGTCAGTAGGGCAGGTAATAAAGGCTGAGAAAACAACGGTTTTTCCTGATAGAGTTAAATCACTGCAAAGGTTGTTCCAGCGAGATTACAGAAGAGCAGACGGGAAAGTGCGTGGCGTGTACCGTACCTGCAAGGCCTTGAACTCAATAATCTTTCCAGAAAGATTCCATGAGAAAGGCTGGGATAGCAACATGTTTTGTGCAAGAACATATGCTATTCTTGAAAACTGTGTGGATCACCCGTTATTTCGCGAATTCGTGGAGTTCATAGTGAAGGGAAACAAGCATCTTATACCATTCGCTAAGAAGTCACGAGACGAACTGGACGTCATAACCAGGCGTGCCCGTAGCCTGCCTGGACTCTATGTCTCTTATAACCAGGAAAAAGAGCAGGAGTCACTTGCGAACTTCGAAAGCATCCGAATTGCTGCCGAAGTTAAGTGATGGCGGG